CAGCGTATCTAACGCTCATGTGTCACCACCCTCCCGTTACTCGTCCACGTCGGTCAGCGTGTAGACGATCTTCATAGTCTGCGCGGCAGTCTTGGTGACAGCCGAGGACAGATTGTTGATCGTGCCGAGGTAGTTTGTCACCCAGTCTCGACCGATGTTGTGGTTATACGAAGACGTGTGCCACGCCGTCGCGGTGAACATTATGAGATCGTCGGCACAGTCGGTCATATAAGGCCACCAGTTGTTCGTTCCGTTATTGTTCTCGCCGGGGATTTCAAGAGTGAGATACACGCCATCGGGGTACAAGATACCGTTGTTCCACTCGGTTCCTGTCGAGAGATAGTGGTAAATAACGTAATAGACACCGCCCTCGTGCGGACAGACACGAAGCAGATTGTCGATGTAGTCAGGCGAGTCGTCGGAGATAATGCGGATTGTGCTGAACGACGCGGGGTTGCTCAGAGGAATGATGTGGATGGTCTTGCGGGTTGCGCCGAGCCGGTAATATACGCCCTTGCAGACGTGACCGTAGTACCGAGCCGGGTGACGACCGGCATCGTTGTAGGAGTAGTCACCCGTTCCGACCGCCGCCCTCTGCGTCAAGGACTTGGTGTAGGACTCGTCGCTATACTTGATCGTGAAGTAGTTCAGATCGTAGTTGTAGTCGGTATCTCTCCCGGAAGTCACGCCGTTCCACATCGTATAGATGTAACCGTCCTGACCGTCCTCGTAGTCCCAGGGGTCGTCGGCATACACCGTCACGTCATACGCTCTCTCGCTCGACGTTCCTCTGTTCGTGTAGTAGGTATAGGTGAATACCGTGGTGTCCCACGAAGCAACGACCTCATACGTCCGAGCCACGTCGGAGTAGTCAGCCACGCCCATACCCATCATCGGGATTTTGACACGCGCAAGGCGCATCTGGTGAGTCGAACTGTTGCCTTTCAGCATATAGAGGTATGTGCCGTCATACCTGATCGGGAACCACGAGAGGTCTGTGTCGGGTGCGCCGTTGTTCGTCTGACTGATAAACCGCGTCCAGAAGTACCGAAGCGGGTTCGCGCCGCCGATGTAGTGCGTCCTCGCAACGGACTTGATTACGCCGTTCGCCTGATTTGTACCGAAGTCCCAGGTGGACACGAAGCCGGTTGCCGTTTTGCCGCTCTCCTGGGCGTTGTAGGAGCCACGGTGCGCGTCAGACGTGTTCGTGTTCTGATCGGCATAGCCGACAAGGTGCGCCTGGGAGGTCGGGAAGTGAATGTTATCCGCGTCCTCAGTCAGCGTATCGTCGAACAGCATAATGCCGCCCAGCAGCTTCGTCGCAATCGGCAGAAGGTAGGAGTTCGGCTGTTGGTTCATTGCCATTGCGAGATTGATGATCTTGTCGATAGCGTGGGTAACAAGGTTTTCGTCCTCGTGGATTTCCTGTTCACCCGTTTCCACGTTCGTCAGGATGATTTTAGTTTTTCCTTTCATGCGACTCACCTCACACATAGTCAATTCTGATAGATTTCAAGTAGCCGTCTTTGACGAGCCACACGCGGAACTTAATGGTACTGCCGACCTTCGACGACCACGCCGCCGCATTGAGTTCTTCAAGGCTGCGCTTGAAGCAACCGTCGCCCGTATTTGTCACCTGAACCCAGCTCCCCGACGAGACTTTCCACCACGTCGTACCGCCGTCGAACGAGACATTGTACAGACTTTCAGCGTCGCCGGTGATCGTCACGCCCTTGATCGCGTCGCTCAGACTGACAGTACCGAACACGACGAGCTGGGGAACAAGAGGAACAGCATTGACTTTCAGCTTCAAAGACGGAAGCGCGTCCTGGCTGTCTTGCCAGTAACACAGCTTCGGGTTCGTCAGACCGATCATCACGTTCGCGTCGATCTCGTCTACACCATACGCTCGGAAGTTCGCCGCCGTCAGACCCCCAGAGATTGCCGTCAGCACACCGTCCACGACGGTATAGACCTGATTGCTCCCGTCCTGAATAAGATACTTGCGGTCATACGGCTGATCGACTTCGGGAACATGGGCTTCATAACTCCACCCCTTACCCTCGGCAAGATTGGACGGCGTGAAGATGTACTGGAACGGTGCGTCGCCGTTGTAACCGACCGGGAAAGACACCGTAGCGTCTGCGATCAGTTGGTTCAGACCGAGATCGTCACCGTTCGGGGTACGGATGATGTTCAGCATCAGCCGCCCGTCAGAGATCAGAAACAGTTCCCATACGAGCCGGTGGTAGTCAGTCTCGGAGTTGTAGTAGGAATAGCCCTCCCACCGCAGCTTTAAGAACTGATAGTAGCCGTTCCATAGCGTACCTTCCTGACGGTAGAGCTTGTGCATAGAGCCGTCGCGCCGAACGATTTTGAGCTGTTCGGCATTGACACCGAAGCCCACCCAGCTATTCGAGCTGACGTAGAGGGTAGAAGCCGTTGTGCCGTTGAAGTTAAACCACGCCACGCCCGACAGGGTGTTCGTGTTGTCGTCCTGTCTGCCGTTTACGATAGCGGTCATGCCGCTGACCGTATTGAGCAACGGGGCGAGTCCGTTATAATCAGGCATTGGTCTTCACCCCCTCCACGTCGTCGATCTCGCTGAATATCGACGTGTCCATCTGAACCGCGATCATGCGGCCTTCATCGACCGTCTGCTCCGAGCCGACAAACTCATAGTCGTAGACCAGAGCAATTCTGTCCTCACCGTCTTCAACGTAGGCGGGATTGTATGTCTCAGCGTCGCCATGCTCCACGGTCGCCGAGCTATCCACGATTGCCGTGAAGATTTCAATATCCGTCAGGCTGGCATTTTCAATGAGAATTGCCTGAACCATGATCGTGCCATTGAGCTTTTCAGCCCATTGATCTTGCGTGATGGAGCGCATCGTCGCTTCAAACATACCGTACACGTCTTGCGTGTAATCGGGTTCAACCCAGCCGTTCGCATAAGTCCACCATGTCGAGCCGCCGTCGAAGCTGACGATGTAGGCAACGTCGTAGCCGCTGTGCTTCGACGTGATCTGGACGATACGGGACACCGCACAGTTCGGAGTCGTAATGATACCGAGTTCGCCCGTGTCCTCGACCACCCAGGTATTGCCCTGAACCACGACGTTGTTGTACGTCATGTCCCCGGCGTTGTAGAGTACATCGAACTGGTGCAAATCTCTCAGGCCGACGCTCTCAGTAAAGCTCTTGATGATGGTCGAGAAGAAGTTACGCCGCAGTACGTTTTGAGCCACATCGGGTTCGGTAGGCGTAGCCGTCGCCGTAGAAATGTTTTCGTAGAACGGCTTGCGAATGAGCGAGAAGTCGATCTTCGAGAAGTTTTGATTGACACGCACCGAGCCGTCCCACGCACCGTCGCCCACAAGACCAATACCGGCGATATAGCCACGAGCTGCGCCCTGAACGATTGTCACGGTACAGCCGACGCATCGGATTGTGACCTCGAACTCGCTGTCGATATTGCCCGAAGCCCACCAGGGATAGACCAGATGGAGAAGATGCAGACCGTCGAAGAACGTGTCAACGGGATAATACTCGGTCACGATTGCACCGCCCGATTTATACGTCACATAGATCACGCCGTCTTCCTCGGTATAGGTGTCAGTCGCTTCGTCGTAGCCCTCGGTGGTGTCCACCATGCACTTGACTTCCGCGTGGAAGTCGATATGCGTTTCCTTGGTGGTGATGTAGTTGAACAGAATGATTTGCGCGGACTCGCCGTCGCCGATGGTAATATCCTCGGCGTTGGCGTAGTCGTAATAGTACATACCGTCCTTGTTGCTGTTCCGAGTGATCGACGCGATCTGCTTCTCGGAAGCCGTCAGGACGTTCAGGTTCGGGTCGGAACCGGCACAGACAAGCTCCATGTTCCCGTTGATGGTAATGACCTGTTTCGTGATCGCTGCCATCTTGCCATCAACCGCGTGATTGCCGACGAAGTTCAGCACGTCGCCGATCATCAGCGAGGGGTCACAGGGGACTTTCGCGGTGAACGGGGTATAGGAGATCGAGGAAAGCTGCGTGATGATGTTCGTGAGTACGGACTTTCTCACGTCGTCTGCGTTGAACTGAATGAGAGGGTTAGTACCCAGCTCATAAGTCAGACCGCCAGAACCTACGGTAATTGTTTCGTTCTCTTCGGTCACAGCGAAGAAAGCGCGGATAGCCGAGTAGAACGCTTCGTAGTCTTTCGGCTTGTACTCAAAACGCCAGCTCTCGTCAATGTCCCGCACAGGGTTCATCGTGTACGGGTCAAGGTAGAGCTTGCCGTCAACGCCGATATAGGCATAACAGCAGAGGTAGGAAGCCACAAAGCCTACCAGATCGCGGAAGGTGTAGATCGGCAAATCCTCGTAGGTGTATGTCTCTACGGTTCCGTTGACATAGTTTGCGATAGCTTCCTGGGTCGTCCCCAGCTCTACCCCACAGGCATTGCAAGCGTAGTTCAGGAGATAGTACGGGTTGCCGATCAGCGTCACGCCGAAGTCCTTGTTGAAGTTCAGCATAGCGTCGTAGGCGTGAATGGTAATCACGTTCATCGTCCGCTCAGGCGGCTCGGCAATCGAGAAGATACCGACCGGCACAGTTTCCCATGTCTGGTCATTGAGTTTGAGCTGGAAGAACAGCGTGACTGTTCCCTTGTAAAGCTCGTACCGGCTGACGTTCGGCAGATACAGGCTTATGTCCAGCTCGGCGGCGCACGTCGAACCAATCTCAATGTCCTCGGACGAGCAAATCTGCCGGGTGATCT